ACGCCCAACGTCCTTATCATCCAGCCTCTGACCATGTTGCGGCTGACCGTCACGTCTGGCACGGGCACCGTGCAGGCAAGTATCCAGAAATCCATCGGCTTCGCGAGGTTCTAATGAAGGGCAAAACGGGAATGAAGTCTGGCGGCAGAGCCGCTCAGAACGGAATGGGAACCCCCGGTGGGACGGCCATGAAACGAGGGGGCACTGCCGGATGCTATGCGCGAGGCGGGGCTGTCAAAGCCCACTTGGGGAAGAAGGGTTTGAAGATGACGGAAACGGCACTTCATGGCCCCGGCGCACCATCAGCGACTGCCGCAAGCGGTCCTGTTGGTAAAACGCGCTTCGCATCCGGCGGTGCAGTTTCCAAGACCTCCATGGCGAACAAGATTTCTCCGCCCATTGGCAAGGGCGAAGATTCTCAGTCAGGCCAGAACGACGAATAGGGCGTATCGCCAAGCACGGAGACGCCAACGATAGGGAAAGAGGTGCGCTTTGACGACCAGTAACACGTACACCTTCGACCCTGCGAATGCTGACCTTGTCCTCGAAGCCTTCGAGCGTATCGGCAAGCGATCAAATCAGTTGGACGGAAACATGCTGCGCTCGGCGGCACGCTCCGCCAACTTCATCTGTTCGAATTGGGCGAACCTTGGCATTAACCTGTGGAAAGTTGGGCAGACCACTGTGCCGCTCGTACAGGGTGTGTCGCTCCTGACCCTACCAATCAGCGTCTCACAGGTGCTTACGGTCTACCTGACCCCGTCAGGAGCCTCTGACCGCATCCTCTACCCCTTCGGTCGTGACGACTATATGTCGATCCCGAACAAGACCGATCAAGCCCCGCCCAATGCGTACTGGTTCAATCGCACGTCGACCCCGACGTTGCAGCTTTGGCCCGTGCCTGACAGCGGCGGACCCTACACTTTGACCTATGCCGCCATGCTGCGGCAGATGGATTTCGGGGCGACGATGGCGCAGACCGCTGACCTTCCGTACCGATTTCTCGACGCCTTCTGCGCGGATTTGGCTGTAGCCCTGTCAGTCAAGTTTGCACCGGAACGTCTGCAAGTTCTGATGCCGTTGGCGCAGAAGGCGCTTAATGACGCGAGAGCGGAAGACCGCGAACTCGCACCGATTTCAATCTCTCCAGACCTCTCATCGTACTGGAACTGACCATGAGACCGCACGGCAAACACCAGAGAATCGACCCATCAGCCCCAACTGCGGCTGGCGTGTGCGACCGCTGCAACCTTATCCAGCCACTCGCGCGGCTTAAATGGCAATACGATTGGCGTGGCAACACGCTTGGCAATCTCCGCCTCCGCGTGTGCCCGACGTGCATGGACAAGCCGTTCATTTTCAATCGGCCACTGATCCTGCCTCCCGATCCGCCACCCGTCAAAGACCCGCGCCCTGAAAACTATGCAATAGAAGAGGCGTAAAATGGATTACGCGACCCTCTCCAACACGCTGGCAACATTTGCTGTCGTATCAGTGAGTGATACGAACTTCGTGATCGCTCTCCCGCAGATCATTACGTCTGCGGAGAACAAGATTTATCGCGACTGCGATTTCATCAATCAGCGGGCTGCGGCCACTGTTGACACAGTTGCTTCTACGCGGACTGTGACACTCCCTGTTGCAACAGGGGCACAGAATTTCAAGGTCGTGCAGAACATCAACCTTGTGACGCCTGCGGCGACTGCGCCGAACGCAGGAACGCGCACGCCGCTTGAAAGGGTGAGCCGCGACTATCTTGATTTTGTCTGGCCTTCGGCATCGATTTCGAAGGGGCCTCCGCAGTATTACGCTTTACTCGACGACCAGACCGTCATCCTCGCCCCGACACCAGATGCGATCTACAAGCTGGAGGTTATCGGGACGTATCGTCCACTGACCATGTCAGCGGTGAACACAGCCACCTATCTCGGTGATAATTACCCAGACTTGCTGTTCGCGGCCTGCATGCGCGTGCTGTCTGGCTACCAGAAGAACTTTGGTTCCATGGCAGATGATCCTCGCATGGCCCTGTCATGGGATCAGGAATACAAAGACCTTCTTCAGACAGCCGTCACCGAAGCCTACCGCCAGAAGGGTGAAGGCGAAAGCTGGACTCCGTACAATCCTTCGCCGCTGGCGAACAACCCTCGACCATAGGAGGGCTGTAAATTGCCGTTTGGTAATATCGTAATGAAGCCGGGGGTGGATGTGCAATCCACCCCGACACTGAGCGATGGACGCTGGAATACGTCCAACCTGATCCGCTTCAAGGACGGCATGCTCCAGAAGCTTGGCGGCTGGGGGCGCATGTCGCAGAGCGTCTGCATCGGAACAGTGCGCGGCATGCATCCGTATGCAGACCTCGCTGGCAATCTTTATCTCGCCCTTGGCTCCGACCAGCGGCTGCAATGCCTGTCATCAAGCGGGTTGAATGACATCACTCCGTTTCGTCCGGTAAACCCCACCAATAACTCGGCAGTGAATTTCTCGACTGTCATCAACACACCGAACGTCAAGATTGTGGATGGTAATTCCACGGTGCTGGTGGAAGTCGGGGACTGGATACAGATCGTCAATCCGATTGCCGTTGGCGGCATCGTTCTCCAGAACTTCTACATCGTCAATGCGGTGACAAACGTCACCACGTACACGGTCACGGCACAGAAGAATGCCACATCGACGGTGAACAATGGTGGGTCTGCTGTCAGGTTTGACTCTTCGATTGGACTGACAACCGTAACAGTCACTGAAGCGGCTCACGGCTATGTGCCGGGGGACGACTATTATGTGTTCATCTCCACCACCGTCAGCAACATCACCTTGCTCGGCGAGTATCTGGTGCAGACGACACCAACCCTTGATACGTTCACAATCGATCAGACTACTGCCGCCGCCGCGACGGCAAACATCAACGAAAATGGCGGCAACGTCCGGATCAACTACCTGTTCTCCAGTGGCGATGCGTCATCTATTGCGGTGACGGGATACGGGTCCGGAACGTATGGCTCCGGTACATGGGGCATATCGACGGCATCTGGTATCTTCACGAAACTTCGCCAGTGGTCGCTTGATAACTGGGGTGAGTTTCTGGTGGCATGTCCAGCAGACAGTCCAATCTACATCTGGCAACCGTCTGGTGGCTACACGACGCCAGCCGCTCTCCTCACGCAGGGACCGACGAAGAACCATCAGGTCTTCGTGTCGAACCCGACCCAGATTATGATTGCGCTAGGGTCTGAGACTGGCGGCATTCAGGACCACATGCTTGTCAGGTGGTGTGAAGTGTCAGATTACACAATCTGGACTGCGACAGCGACCAATCAAGCCGGATCATTTCGTTTGCCGAATGGAAGCGAGATTGTCGGCGGCATGACGAACGCCTTGCAGATTTACCTATGGACCGATGTCGACCTGTGGTCGATGCAGTACCAAGGGCAACCGTTCATCTTCGGGTTCCAGCAAATTTCCGCAGCCTGCGGATTACTATCGATGCGCTCCGTGGCAATGGTCGGAAACAAAATTCTGTGGCTCGGCCTGAAAAGCTTTTTCGTTATGTCGGGTGGACAGGTCAACCCGCTGCAATGCTCCGTCTGGGACAAGCTGTTCCCTCTGCTTAATAGTCAGCAGCGGGACAAGTGTTTTGCCGCGCCTAATTCGATGTTCAGCGAGGTGGCATGGTACTATCCGTCTACCAACGGTACTGGCGAAGTGGATTCCTACGTCAAGTACAACTACGCCGAAGACCTATGGGACTACGGCTCGCTCGTCAGGACCGCATGGACAAATACAAGCGTCTGGGGCGCACCCATTGGCGTTGATGGAAGCGGGTATATCCAGCAGCATGAGACAAGCAATGATGCTGATGGTGGCGTTCTTAATGCATGGGCGGAATCTGGCGACATCGACATCTCGAATGGCGAGGATTTCGTATTTGTCGACTACGTGGTGTTCGACGCCACCCTGTCTGGCACCGGAACGCCAAGCGTCAACCTGACCTTCAACATCCGCGACTTCCCGTTCCAAGCCGACCGGACCCAAGGGCCATACTCCATCACGGCAACGTCGACAGATGCTACCCCGCGCATGCGTGGAAGGCAGATGAGTTTCAAATTCGAATCAACAGGGGCTGGCTCCTTCTGGCGTGTCGGTCGCTGCCGATACCGCTACGCCCCTGACGGGAGACGTTAATGGCCCAAGGCGACCAGAATCTACAGAATGGCGATGCGCTTGAGATCAATCTGAACATCAAGACGCTTGAAACCACGATGACCAACTTGCTGCTTACGGCAAACCGTATCCAGCAATCGATTGACCAGATGAAGCACGGGGAATTGGGGGCAACAGCGTTCCTGCATCTGACGACAGCATCAACTAATTCTACGCTGATTGCGGCTGGGCCAAGAACGTTGCATTCCGTTAGAATATGGAACACTGCGGCGGCGACCTATTACCTGAAGCTGTACAACAAGGCGACAGCCCCGAATGTAGGTACAGATGTTCCTATTATGCTCTTACTGCTGGAGGGAACGGCGGGTGGGGTAACTCCTACATTTGGCTTTGACCACCCCATAGCGTTCACACTTGGTCTTGGCTTCGGGGTTACAAGTGGTCTTCCTATCGCCGACGTTGGAAATGCTGTCACAGGCATCGTCCTGAACTTTGGATACGTTTAGCCATGCCCCTGAAGACCGGAAAATCACAGGCGATCATCAGCCAGAACATCAGCGAACTGGTGCATTCTGGTCGTCCGCAGAAGCAGGCTGTCGCCATCGCGCTGCACAACGCTGCCAAGTACGCGG